GGGGGAAATTATCCCGTGCCATTCGGGGTTAATCTCGCGTGTGAAGAAATTTAAACATAAGCCTTTGCATGTGTGTTGACGAATCGACAGACGCATGCGTGGGCAAGACTCACCCTAAGTTAAGCAGCGTTATTATGGCTGCGTAGAAGTGGGTCGTCGATCTATTGAACGATCTATGGTGCCTGTAGTAGGCTAAAAGCGCGTAAACAGAATGCAGCAATTTGATTTTGCTTCGTCTGTCGTATTGCGCCAGTTGTTCTGACAACCAAACTTGATTGTCGGTGAACGTGTTTAATCCTGGCCCTTGAAAACTAGGCGGATCATCGTGTGGCCACCTTTTTGATCGCAGGTAATCCCGATTCAAGTTGGAGTCGGAAAACTCTGCGAACAGTTCAATGGCCTTGCAAGTATAGAAAAACCGGGCTTTTCTATATCTAGCATCCGTTAAACGTGGCGTGTTTATGGTTGACCCAAGACTCACCACGTCGCGGTTAGTCTTTAGCGAGCGACCAATGTACTCGTCGACAAATACTTCTCGATAAGCACACCGTCCATAGTCTTCTGAGAACCAATGTCGTGCGCCGTGTTCACCTAGTTGAACGATTACGCGTCTGCCGGGTTTGGCACGACTATGACATGGTCGTGAAACGTCTGGTAAAATGACGAAACTTCCCTTGTCTTTATAGATAATCGTAACTTGGGTGCGGTGATAGCTAGCCCAGCCTGCTAGCTTTTTGACTCGAGGATCGGTTCGGTGTTCAACCGTTAGCCCAGCAGGGAAGGTCTGGTACTCAGCACCAAAAATGCTGTCCAGTCTTGTCTCGATGTCTTCCCATGGTGACCAGCGTTCAGGGGTCAGAACACCGTGGTCTTGTGCCAGGTACAGATGACGCCAATCTTTGCAGACGTCTGGTCGGTCGTGGTTTGACATGTCAGGGTCGTGGCATGGTAATGCAAGATCTTTAAGAGGTTCAGGAGGGTAGTAACCATCCACTCTGTCCGTCTTGAGTAGCACTCCAACCGCGACATGATTACCATGCACGAATAAACGTGCATGGCTCTTAACATGTTTCAAGTTTCGGGATATTCTAATGATATCCCGTCCTTCAACATAAAGTGCATCTGCGTGTCGATCGTGCATTGTCAAGTGATCGAGTAAGTCGTCCACCTTAACTGGAGTGGTGTTACTCATCCTTTGACAATTCAACACGTCGCAGACTGCATTGAAGCATTGACCTTCTCCGTTGGAGACAAGGTGCCATGCCCAGGCGTTGATAGGCTCTAGCATGGGGTCACCAGCCTGAAACCTGAATTTCATGTTCGACGTGACGTTTGGCCAATAGCAGGGTACTCTGGCTAAAGGGGAGCTCGCAGAAATGTTGACGGCGATGCTTGTAGTGTCGGCTATCGCAGGGGCGGTAGACGCCCTCTGCCAAATAGCAACTCTACAACCCTCGGGTGTAGCGACCAATAAAGCGACGGCGTTGGTTATCTCCAAGGGACCTCTGATGTAAGAGGTGAGGCTCCCGACTCGGAGATAAACGCTTACGCCGAGCAAGTCGGCTAGCTTGGCCACTTCATTCCTCACCATTGTCACTTCAGAGGCGTCACGAGTCATTTTAAGGGGAACGTTACGAAGAAGACGTCTCACTGCAGAATCGTCTTGGAAATGGGAATGTACTGCCCATATTCTCAGCATTTCTCTTAAATTGATCGTGCGGCGCAGCATGATCCAGTTTGCTGCAGCAGGGAGCTTGTATTCCGTGTCGACCAACACACCAGTAGAGGTGCGTATTGCACGATCTCCCATGACATGGACCATGGGGCTGCGCGAGTCGTCTGCAGTGATTGCGCCATCAACGAGCCTAATCCAACCCCAGTTCCTAAAACCGGTCGAAGTCCTCACTTTAAAGGGGCGAGTGGCAACTATTTTAATGATAAGGGTGGGGTCTGCAATTAGTCGTTCTCGCAGATCGTCACATTCATCAAATATGTCGTCGTGATTCTCGTCACCTCGCAAATTCGTCGCGGAAGTTGCAGCGTCTTGAGGGGTGTCATGTCTCAAAGCGAACCTACAAAATGCCCGCGACTCTTTCGCGGTGAAGGCGAAACCTTCGTCGATGTCAGGGATGTATATTCTGCCGCCCCGAGTTGATATTGGCAATAAAGGCGTCTCCAAGTCGAAGACGTCATGCCATATCGCAGGGTCTTCACAATAGACATCGGCGGTGGGGTAAACGTCGTAGGCCATGTCCACTATGGGGCCTAATCTGATGCATCGTGCTTCCCGGAAACGGCCGCCACGGCCGTCGCGCTGTTTAGCAGTGTCTGGGTCGACTGGTACGTTCAACATCCGTCCTTGGTGTTTAACGATCATCCGACCACTGCATATGACGACGGCAACATTTGGAATGTTGACGCCATCTTCGCCAACAGCAGTGGAAAATATGACTTTCGCTGGTTCGAAATCGTGTTTAGACGAAAAAACGCTACAATTGATGCCCGTACTGGACACTTCAAGTCGTGCTTTTTCGCACTTAAAGATTTCGGGTATGAAGCACAAAACGGTGCCGTCGCACCGTTTGGCCTCCCTCACAGCGACATCAGAAATCCTGGCGCCCCATTCGTCTTCATGCGTACAGGAATACGGCGAAGGGAAAGGCGCTTTGATTATTTTAATACGCCCTAGAGGCACGTGTCGTGCGTCTAGACGTAAAGTAGCAGTCATTATCATGACGTTCCTGCGCTTGGCGAGGATGCGTGCGACAGCGGCCATCGAGGCGTCTCTGTTGTGCACTTCGTCGATAATGATTGTGGTGTGAGTGTCCGACAGTAGTACTGATGGCTTACCCGTTACCCTTGCGGAGAAATGTCCCCAGGTGGAAACGGTGATGCCACTTTCCGGCGGAGGCACACCGCGTCGTGTCCAGTGATAACCAGACATACGACATTGTTTAGTTTTTGGCATTATAATCCAGACACGTTTAAACATACGTAGTGCACATTGTGGGAGCTCCCGGGTTTTCCCGGTGCCTGTGTTCGCCTCAATGGCTACAGGCTCTTGCCCCAGTGCAGGTGCTATCCGCGAATCGAACAGCACGCTCCAGCGATTGCTTACGGTGCCCTTGCCCTCGAATGGGGCGGGATTATCAATGTATGCCAAAGGGTTTTGTAGGTACGACGTGTAGTTAACCAACGTCGAAAATTGTCGACATAGGTACCCTAAAGGTAGGGTCACAGGACCTAAAAACCAAAGGTAGTCCAGCAAATAGAGTGCTATTCGCTTTTGGACTAAGAGTGGGTCTCTTGGCGCAAAGGAAGACAGGAAGTTCGAAGGCTGCCCGCACCCTGCGTAATAGATACCACTCACCGCGCCATATATGTGCACGCCCTCTTGATATATGAGGGAGTGCAAATACATAGGTATTGCGATGATGGGTACGCGTTTGAGTTTGATGAAAGCCTGAACGATGCCAACCGTGGCCAACTCGAAAATCAACACGTTACCGCACGCTACATATTGATCTATTTTGGGGACTAATATGTGCTGATTATCCCAAAAACGATCGACGTCTATTACGGAAGACGCAGGCCCGCTCGCAACGCGCGCTCGGAATTCTTCACGTGTCTGAGTGGCAGGAGGGATGTCGCGAATTGAGGCAGCGATGTAACTCATAGTGGGGGCAAATATAGTATCCGTGCCAAGGTTACTTCTATCACCGCCCATATGCTTTAGTCCGCTTTCTCGGAGGCCTCGCGCAAAGTTAGCAAGGCCGGTAGCGAACACCGCTTCTGCCTTCAAATACCTCATCCACGGGTCGCGAGGGACGTGGATCGTGCTTCGATCCGGCGGTATAGCGTAATATTGGCGCATGACCGTTTTATATGATGGGAAACGAACTTTTCGCAGCCAGGCCCTACCGCCTCGCGTTTTGTTCATCTCCGGTTTAATGAGCTCCACTTCACGTTTGAGCCACTCATATAATTTCGGCTGATGCGCGCACAATAAAGCATGACCGATCGTCCGCGCGTAATAGAAACTCGCGCTGGTTTTATGCGCACGAGCCGTTTGTCGCATTGCAATTGAATCAGGGTCATGGATGATTGCGTATTCAGGCATTGGGACTTCGTTGTCAATGAAGTCGTCTTTGAAAAGTGTAGGATCTTGAAAAGTTTTCTTACACCACTCAAGCCCAATGAGTGAATCCCCTTCACCCTCGATCCTGAAATCAATGCCACGCGTGCGACAATCTTCGATCACTTTCATCATGTCCTCGCGGGAATCATCAGTGGCAATGTGGACGTCCTCGCCCATGGCGTCTACTTGATTTCGAACGAAAAATTCTCTCGGATCCACGCCGAGTACGTTCGAATATGCCTTTGATAACTCCAATAATACGGCGAGCTGATTCGTCGCGGTGACCGAAGCCTGGCCGGTGGTATGACCGTGATTGTGCGGCACGAATTCGTCATTGTAGACGTCGTACATGGTGGAAGACTCTAGGGCCTGTTTGTTGACATGGAGCCATTTCTTAATGACGCTCGCGTCGACATTTTCCTTGTATCCATGTGCACGAACGTCTGCAACGGCGGAGAGCAGCTCACTGTTGACAGAAGAGTCGAATGCCTTTCCGTCAATAATGTAATGAGAAGTTTTTGCAGGTCTTCCTGCGAACCTCTTATTATAACCTCCGCCCGTGAGTCGGGTGCCAACCGCCCACGGGGCGTGTTCATGCAGTGCAGTCATACGTTTGTCCAACGAATAGTTGAAAACCATGTTGCGCACGTAAGCCGGTAGTGTTTGCGCGACTACCGTCCTAATTGCGCCAGGATCTTGCTCAAGTTTTGAGCGTAAAGAGATGTAGTTCTTCACAAATGCATGATGGATGTCGTTGGGAACGACACCGGTGTCGAATTGCCTTTCGACTTCTTGGACGACAGATTTTAGCCAGCCTGATCGTCTAAGATCTAAGCGGCGCCTAAGAAGCGCGGCCCGGCGTTCTCCGTTGGGCAATGACTTTAGAAAAGTCGCGCCTTCAAAGGGGATGCCACATGAGTATTTCCAGATGATACTCCGGGCGACTGCACTTGGGGACTTCAACTTATGATCGTCGAAGGCCTCGGGCACCTCAGATAGGAGCCCTTTGATGGCATCGTCATAGTAGCCTTCAGGAACGTCAGGTGGAAAATCTTCACGAGCGTATCGTGAAAGACTAGCTGCAATCGAGTTCGCAGTGGCAAATTCTAAGTGATTGGCACCTATACGTGCCTCCAATTCTTCAAGCGCTCGCATTTCGCGTGCACTTGAATATTGGGTCCTCGTGGGTAATGAGACTTTACGCCCAACCCTAACCCGCTCCAGTGGGGGTTGGTCTTTAGGTTTAAAGTCATTCAAGGCCGCGATGGCACGTAACATTGCTTTTTCTCCGAATGTCTCTGTGAGCGCGACAGTGTTGGACAGCATCGACTCGACTCTTACGTAATGAGTCGATGTAGACCGCTGAGTCTGCAGCCCCCAGGCAGAACGGGGTATGAAGCTCGTTTCGTCAGGAGGAACTTCCAATAAAGGACTCGTTGCTGCTAGCAACGTGGAAATTCCTTCCATGGCGTGAGTCGTCCATATCACCATACGTCGAGCAGAACTGATGTATGCTTGTCCAATCCTTTGTGCTAGGTCGAACAGTGTGTCAGACGGCGTCAGCGTCGGCTCGATGGCCGATTCTAACAACGGGGGGGCGTGCGTTTTCGACCGGTGAAGGTTTGACGCAGACGAATCCACCACGTTGACGACGCCTTCTTCGTCCACTGTCGCCCACAAATGCAGGACGTCTTTGTTCGTCCCTGAAAAAGTCACGTTCGAAGTCGGAACCCCTTGTTCATCCAGGAAACGACAGAGAATGTCGCGATCCAACAAGAGACTCCAACCTTGTAAGTGTCTTGTGGCAGAACCTACAGATTCACAACAAAAATCTGTCGAATCCAGATGCAGAACGAAGCATTTCAGCTTCGTAGGAGTCAACGAATTGAAGTCGGAGGTGAACGCGTCGCATAGCTCGCATCCTTTCTCTGAAGGGCGGTCTCCTGAGTAGCTACAAGAGCAGCTATCCAAAGCAGCACGAATCGCCCCCCAGTCAAAGCGCGAAAAGTTATTGGTGCGTCGCGCCCATTGTAAAGTCTTTAAGACTTTGTTTTGTGCGACTGTGTGCTCCACCCTCATGCATGGTGGAGTAGGGTTTAAAGTAAAGTTTGATGCAATCGCCACTTGCATGATGTCACGGACGTCGGGGTGTAACATGTCAGGATCGACAGCGGCTGCACGAACTCCTTGTCTCGCTTTTATCGCGATATTTCT